CTGAAACTCCTTAGTACCTAGCTGTAACAGTGGCACTAAGTTATTTCGTTCATCGTCTACTTTAGGGTCATTTATCCTTGAGCAATTAGCATCATATTCAGCTACCATTTTCTCAGAAGCTTCTTCTATGGGTATTCCATTTAGAAACATATTGATACCAGACTCGACACATTGCCCTCTGATGCCCGATGCTGATGTAGGGAACTCATAGCCAAATATTCTTTTTAATGCCCATCGTTCCCTGTAAAAAGCGAACTCATTGAGATGTGAAAAGGATAAAGGCAACAAATCAAACTTTTCGAAATGCTCTCTCATATCAAATCCATGTACTCTTTAATTTTCTTTTTATTTTTATTGATCTGAGCATAGAGAAGAACACATTCTGCATACACATTACTTTCTTTACCAAACCTTGTTATATATTCGTTAAGAGCATCTAAAAGGTTATCCATTACCTTTATTTCGCTTGCATGAATAGATAAACCTCGTTCTTTTTGCTTATCGATTTTTCTTTGCATTTCAAATTCAAAAAAGGTTTTTGAGTTATCATATTCAACCATGAGTTTTCTCCTTTTGTAGAGAATATTCACCAAAGGTTTTACCATCGACTTTTTTCTTTTCCGTTATGATATTATACCCCTCTTGCCTTAAAATATGTATTCTCGCACTTAGTCGAAAACAACCAAATTTGTACAATGCTTCTAGTGGGGTGATTTTGTTACCTCTCTCAAGGTAATCAAGGATTTTTTGGGTTTGTGTTTGTTGTGCCATTTTAAACTCCTTTCTATAAGTTTTTGGCTAACTCCCTTTCGTTGACCACCTTTGTTCTAAGATCGTCACGAAAAGATTTAAAGGATTCAAACCTGATTTTGGCTCTATTCCTTTTCTTTAAGGTTTCACTAAATCTGTAAGTAAAGTCCTTAAACTTGTTATGGGTAAATATTAACCCATCTAACTCTTTCATATTCTTATACATTTTTTGTCTGGAAAACTGAAGCGTTAACTCCGCAATAATCATTTTTTCCTCTTTTTTCATTAGTTCACAAGCGGTGTCTAGGTCAGCAAATGCCATACCTAATTCTTCTTGCTGATGGGAAATTTTATGGGGGTCAAACTGTAGTGAATATATGTCCATTATTTTATGCACTCTGAGTAGGTTATCATGTACCCCATTTTATCTTTATATGAGTCGTGATGCTTTGGATTAGATTTTAGCCTTACTGTCTTCTGCCAATCATTACAAAGAGCCACCTGATGCGGTTTTACCTCTATTCCTAAGATAATTGACCAACCCTTTGCTATTTCTTCATGATTTGTTTTGATATCGCCATAATCTCGTCCACGAGTTTCAACGATACTCACTACCTCTTTGCATAACTTTTCACCAACCATCGGGATTTTCCTTTTTCCATTCTATGCGTTCTAATAAATCTTTTTTCCATTGCTCATTCAGTTCCTTGTCAGAATGTCCTAAAGTGTGGCACTTGCGACATAAGGCATATAAATTATCTATGCGGTTTAGCCTGTTGTTTTTGACTCCACCCATTCCTTTAGGTATTAGGTGATGAATATCCACCGCCACTTCTTTGTTACAATTCCAACAAATGGGGATATCGGTTTCGTGATACCCCCAAAAGTCACCAAAGAGCTTCTTATAGTTCTTTAAGGTTTTCATTAAATGCCCTAACAGCGTTTTTTGTTAGTTCTTCAATATCAGTTACTGAGAAGTGACCAGACCCCATAGACCTACCAACTACACCAGTAACAAATATATCTAGTCGCTGTGTATCGCTTTTATTTAAGCCACCAGTAGCAGGTCTAGGTGTAAAGGTATTATTAGCCTGTGGCATTGGTTGTGGCGGTTGTACAGGCGTATATTGGGGTTGTGGTGCATATTGCGGTTCATGCTGTTGTTCATTTGGATTAACCGCTACTTTAAGGTCTTTAATATTGGTGTACTGGTTACCATTAGCTGAAGTCTTAGTATTGATGACAGTATAGTTTATGGCATCGCCTTTTTGTGGCATGGGGTTCATAGAAACACCCCTATAATACAGCCGTGTTCCATCAATTAAATCTATAGAGTAGTTAGGAACTCCATCTTTAGTATTATCGAATATTTTATCTATTATCATTTTATTTTCCTTATTATTTATTAATTACATTATAGCCACGACCCTCAAGACACCTATTAACAAAATCCTTTCTGGTATTTGCTTTAGGTGAAAGCCATAGCACTCTCCACCTTAGACCATTATAGACTGCTTTGCTCTTATCCCACACATAACTCGTCTGGTCTTTTACTAAGCTCTTACAGGTATAATAATCATCGTGGAATCGGTTCATATCGCCTTGAATATTTGCCGATGATTTCCCTCGACTGTCAACTATTGGCATGGTTGAACACCCACCAATAAAAACTGCTGACAATAAAGTGAAAATTAGTTTTGATTTCTTCATTTGAACTCCAATTCATTTTAAAACCTATATTAGTTTTTGGGTTACGTCTATGTAAAAGCGACCAGTATGAAATAACAAACTGCAAAGAACATAAGCAAAAACGCACAATCAAAAACAATTTCTAATAATTTATTCATCTTTTATTTGCTCCAAACTTTTCTATTTTATCCTTCATTAGCTTTTGTAGTACCAACTGATTCAGATGTTTTTTGACTGAGAAGTACAGGGTGAGTTCTGCTTGCACCCCATTCTTCTCTAAATCGTCTTTACTGGCTTCCCTAGCTTTAGAAACAATCTCGCAATATTCTTTAACTAAGCCGTAATATTTAGCGACTGACATATTAAGAACCCTAGCATTATAAAGCGTTGAGTTCCCTATTTTTGTTGGTTGTTCTATCATTTCTAAACCCTCCAAGGAACGTAAAAATCTAATGTAGATAAGCCTAGTTCTTTTTTAGCTTTCCAATATCTACGATTATCCCAATACATCCAAATTTCGTTTCCTAGGTTTATTATTTGCTCGTCTGTGAACCCTCTAAGAATAAGGCTTACTATTTTTTTATCTTCTAATTTAACACCCTCTGAGTAATCCCATTCAAAAGTGAGTGCTTTTCTGATTTTGTGTAATCTTATTTTCATTAGCTTACCCCTTCAATGATTTTACAGTTATCACACATTATTTCACCCCCATAGCTAATATGCTTTGAAGCTTAGTAATGCGACCATCAAGAAACCAAAATACTCTGATGAAGTCTGTACCTCTTGAGTTTCTAACAAAATGCCAATCCCATCTAACTCGTCTGTAAAGGTCTTCGCCAAGCTTTTCTTTCAAGTAGTTTCGACCATCGTCTTTGAAGTTTGATTGAACACCAGAAACAATAAACTGCATGACTTCAGAATAATCATTATTTTCTTTTGTCTGTGGAACGATTTCAAAGTTTTTAAAAGCGTTTCTGTACGAAACCAATTCAAAAATTGTATCGCAATCCATAGAAAGCTTTGCAAAAATGTGTCTATGCTTTTCTTTAACCAAATGTAAACTTGAAGGGATATCGCAACTCAATTCCCATCTTTCTTCTGGTGTTGCTTTTTGCATTAATTCACCATCCCATTGAGTGTTGCGTATAGCGTCAAATGCTCTGTTTAGATGGTCTAAAGCTTCTTTCTGTTGTGACTTAGAAAAGAAGTAACCCTTTGAAGATAACTCAAGGGCATCATCTATATGTCTTTGTAAATTTGTCATTTTGAACTCCAATTATTATTATTATTAACGTCTATAAACCTAGAATATAAGCTAGGTTATTAAATGTCAACAATAAAAATTAAAAAATTTACAAAAAAAAAGGGGAACGAATCCCCTTTAATTTATTATGGTTAATGAAGTTTAAGGCTTCGCCCAATATCCGTAGACCATTTTCAAACGGCAATCCCAAATATCGTTTATGCCATCATCAAGCAAAGCTGAATAATGTCCTGCCATTCGCAAAATAGCAGGTTTGATTGGAACGTCAGAACAACGTGCTTTTCTTCCTGCAATTTTTGGAGCTTTGCACCATATCCATCCATGTTTACGCAAAACGTACTCATAAACATCTTTGTAAACTCCGTTGCGAGCCGATTTAGCAAACCCAAAATCTTTATTTGCTTGTGCAATCTCTTTGTAGCAAACATCGTAGGGAAGATTAAGAGCAATCGCCATAGCTCTAACAGCACAATCTCCTGCTGTGCCTTTTCTGCCAGAGTCTTGTCTGCCACCATCGTTTAAAATTAATCTCATTTAGAACTCCAATATTGTTTTTGTTTATAATTAAACCTAAAATACTTTCTAGGTTTTGTCAACAACTATTTTTTTCATTATTTTTTAAAGTCTTGTTTTATTGTGTTTTTATTGGTATTTTTATCTTATTCCTTCTAAGACTAGCGGAATATACAAACAGAACTCCAATTCGATTTGTATAGCGTAGGGGGTAAATTTTATAACTTAAATGGGTGCAATCTCATTAGAAATTAGACTTTACCCCTTATGACAAAAGAATCAGACATACAAATAGCCTGTAATGACTACCTACAATATTTGTGTAAATACTACCATTTTCGCCATTTCCATGTACCAAATGAAGGGCAAAAGTCTATAGGCTATCATTTGAAGCTAAAAAAAATGGGTCTAAAGTCTGGTTGTCCAGATATCATTATAGAATATCCAGAAGGGCGTGTGCTGTATATTGAGTTGAAGAATGAAAAAGGTAGGCTTTCGGATAGTCAAAAGCTCTGGGCGGTGCAATCTAAAGCTATGGGTACACCTCATTTTATTGTGAAGGGTGGGGTTACTGAATGTTTAGACCAAGTAAAAGAAATAATTGAAATGAACGTGCCTGTGCGGTCTTAGCCATTCCCCTAGTAGTTCACCCTTTTTATTGGCAACAGGCGTTGTACAT